TACGCCACACCGAGTAGGCGCGGCGGCCCCCCCTCGTGGTCGGCGATATTACATATCGCTTAAACGCTAATTCGACTACACGAGTATACAGCGTATCTCTACCTGCAATCTAATAGTAATCGAAAAAGTCGCCTGTGTCAAGCAAATATTTTATAAATTATGCTAATCGTTGTATAAATCAAATGTATTATATCGGTGTAAAAATGATGATATCTTTTTGTCCGACAAATCATATCGTGCACGTGCACGGTATGCTCTGGCGTTTTGTCGGTGCCGACAAAATATTCAGTTGTAAAGATTTGCTTTGCAACTGGGAAGAAATCGAAGAATTTTCCTAGTTGTCCATCGTGGTGGGAAGGAATCGCGGATTCTTCCTAGGTGTGCGGGAAGTGCATCTGCTTTACTTTTCGCGGAAATTCACGCTTCTACTTGACAAATAAAGTCAAGCAAAGTGCCATAAATCGGGTGAAAAGTAAAGCGGCAATACCGTGATAGATAAAGGAGATTGTCGGATGCCTTTATTTTTCGCTGCTTTTACGTCTATTCATGCACTTCCTCTTTGCGTCGGAGTATGCTATACTTTGTTCGTTGCCTCCTCCATCCTGGCACGGGAAGGAGGTGTATAGCCTGTGGAAAATTTTGTAGTTCCGTTCCTTCTCTCCGTCGCGGCTGGGGTAGTCTGCCACTGCCTTTGCAAATAGACTGAGCAAAATTAAAGGCTAAACAAATCCCTTGAAACCATTGATATATAAGGCTTTAACTGCAACTCGCACTTATCAAAGATACTACCGATATTCACGATTTTACCGATAATATAGCTCTTTTCTGGCACTTCTTGATGTGATATACTATCGCGCAGGAGGTGCTTTTTTCATGGGCAGAACACGAACAGGAAGCTACACCGAAACTTTCGACAAGAGCGGTAGGCATATCGGCTGGAAATTCACGATGCCTGTTACCGAGCTAGACGGAAAAAAGGTCAGCGGCAACGGCAAAACGAAGAAAGACGCTCGGGAAAAGCAAGCGGCAAATGTGAAAAAGAAACTGCAAAAGCTCGGCTTAACGGACATCAATACCGACTATGAGAAGCTGACCTTCAAGGAACTTTGCAGGCTCTTCCTTGCACACAAAGAACTTGAAGTAAAAGAAAGCACCTTCCACGGCTATACGATGGCAGACAAATACCTATTTCCAAAGCTGTACGCCCTTCGCGTCAACAAGATAACCGCTGCCATGATTGACGGTGCATTGACGGAATTGCAGCAGGAAAAAGGCTTGTTGTCTTCCTCGCTTGCCCTCTACAAAAGGCAGCTTTCCGCAGTATTCAACTATGCCATAAAACAAGAAATAATCTACACTTCCCCCATGCTGAAAACAGCAAAGCGACGCAAAGAAACATCGCGCAGAGTAGATATTGCGGTGCTGACAGAAGCACAAATAAAGGAACTGCTGCACCGTGCCAAAGAAGAAGATAAGACAAACAACAAGAGGAGGAAAGTCAAAGTCTATCCCTTGCTCCTGCTGGCACTTGCTACAGGATGCAGGCGCGGGGAACTGCTGGCAATTAAGCATGAAAACATCAAAGAAGGCTGGCTGACCATAAAAGAGCAAGTCACACCGAAAAACAACATCGCTGCACCTAAAACAGATTCATCGTATCGGACACTACCCCTGCCGCCCGACGTGCTTGAAAAAGTCCTCTCCTGCTTTCCCCATGCAGATAGAAGCGGCGGCTCGTATTTGCTCTCCTACGCCGACGGAAGCCGCTACACCTACGGCACGTCAAAAGGAGCGACAGAGCGCTTCTTCGCCCTGTGCAGGGACATCATTCCCGCGAACTTCGCCTTTCACGACCTACGCCACACCTACGCGACACAACTACTTGGCAAAAGAATAAACCTACGCACCGTTTCTTCTTGGCTCGGTCACAGCGACATCTCTATCACGCTGCAATTTTATATAAACTATATGCCCGAAGATGAAGACAAGGCGACGGGGATATTGAGCGACCTGCTCTTATAGAGCGCCTTTGCGTCCGCATGAAGATTCGTACCGTAATACCAAAGCTGAAAAATGCAAAATATTTTCGTGAGCATATATATAATATTACGCGAATCCGTTTCCCCCGTGCCGCCCGCCGCTGGTCTGCCGCTGCTCTTCATGGGGACAGACTAAGGCTTCCGGCTCTGACTGATGCAGAGAGGGGAAGGCTTGTACGCTCTTTGCCTTAGAAGACCGCCGCAAAAGAAAGTGAATCAAAGCCCGACTAAAAGCATGGAAGTACCCTCGCTCTACCTCTCAACGACTGGAAAAGAATCCCGTATTCCTGCCCCTGTTTGTCTATTTGAATTATGGTCTATCTTTACACTTTCCGACAAGGCGCGAACCGTGTTAAACAAAGTCGATTTTCGATTTATTTAACAAAAGTCACAAAAGTCTTTGACTTTATTTTTACAATGTGATATGCTTTTTACGGAAGATGCAGGAAAGACACACAAGACAAAAAAAGAAGGAGCGGTGCATTATGAAAGTCGGCTATGTGAGAGTATCGACGGCAGAGCAGCACACAGAGCGACAGGAGCGTGACCTAAAGGAACATGCAGACGTTGAGAGAATCTTCTTAGACAGACTGAGCGGCAAAGACACGAACCGCCCGCAGCTACAAGAAATGTTGGAGTACGTCCGAAGTGGCGACACCGTGATTGTTTCCGAGTTCTCACGACTTGCCCGCAGCACGAAAGACCTGCTTGACATCGTTTCAACACTCAATGAAAAAGGCGTGACCGTCGTTAGTCGTAAAGAAAACCTTGACACCTCGACACCGCAAGGAAGGTTAATGCTGACAGTGTTTGCAGGGATAGCAGAATTTGAGCGAACGATTATGCTGCAAAGACAGAGGGAGGGAATCGCCGTAGCAAAAGAACAGGGCAAATACAAAGGCAGACAGCAGAAGCTAAAGCCCGCAAACTGGCAGGAACTAAAAGCTGCCTACATGACACGAAAACTGACCGCTTCAGCACTGGCTAAACAATGCGGAGTGAGCCGCCCGCTCGTTTACAAATGGCTGCACGAAGAGGAAGAAGCGGGAGCAGAAAACGAATAGACACACAACAGGAAAATGGCAGGAAGGGGACACGCCGCAAAGGTTCTCTCTCCTGCCTTTCTTTTTTTGTCTGCCCGCCCCTGTTTTGAACAGAGCTGAAAAATCAGCTCAGTTATCAGCTGAATGAATCGAAAGAAAGGTAACGCCTAACAGCGATTCTATGCCGTCTAGCGTCGTACAGATACGAGAAAATTCGACCTAAAATCCTTTACGCGATACTTTATGCGTCGAAGATTTTAGACGGCTGAAATACGCAGCTGGCAAAGGAACGGCAAGGCAGTCGTTTCACATGAAACCTCTGGACGCTTTCCAAAGCCCTAAACCTCAGAATTCTTTAGTGTTTGAAAGCGCCTTTTTCAATCTGTTTTGGGAAGATGTAAGCCGCTGGCTTTCTGTCGCTTTCCCACTCCTTCCCTCGCCTTTACCTCTCTTGCAGCGTCCTTCCCGACCCTGCCGTTTTGCAGAACGTAGGTGTCACAGCGGAATTTTCCGTTTTCAGCTCTAAGGGCTTTGACACCTGCAAGAATACCTGTACGGGGCTTCGCGGGGAAGACACACAAGAGCCGGGAAGCCTTTATCAGCACTGGCAGAAGGCTTTAGTGTATGCTGCTACGGATGAGCAAATGCAGAAGCAAGAGAATTTGTCAATATGATTTATAAATTTAATCAAACTCCAATTGTCCTAGATGTAAACCAAAAAATCAATTGGCGCACGTTTAAGAGAAAAGTGGGGGAAAGTAACTCTAAGTAACTATAAGAATCTATAAAGAGGACGATAAGAAACTCTAAGGGACGTATAGAGTAACTAAATACTAGCTTATATCTACTTATAAAAAGTATATATACTAGTATATTATATATATTATTTATATAACTAGATATATATTATATATAAGCTAGATGCTAGTTACTCTATAGGCTTATCTATTCTTGTTTGTCTACCCTTAGAGTATCTTACAGACCTTTGCAGTATCTTAGAGTATCTGACAGAACAAAAGATTGTAGAACATCCGAGGAGTGTCCCCAATTTTGGGGAACCTCTCTAGGGAAGAGGAGAGTGATACGGCTGATTGTCTGCATAAACCTTGAAAACAAAGGCTTTGTTGTGTCTTATGCTATGCTGCTTTTATGAGTGTCTTTATCAAGATTTTCTGAGAGGGACGAAAGCCAACTCAAGCCCCAATGCTTCAAGGAGCTTGCAAAGGTCTTTCACCGTCAACGAATTGCGCCGAAACTTATCATGCAAGCCGTTTTCATTCATGCCTGCATGGGCGGCTAACTCTTTGAACGTCATGCCTTGTTCGTTGGCAATAGCTTGCAGCTTGGCTTTCAAGTCCATGATTTATACCCCTTTTCAGTCAAAACAGCAAAATGAAAAAATTTTCCCTTGACAGCACGTGAATACACGAGTTATCATATTTGCTAAACACGTGTATACACGAGTTTAAGACGCAACAACACAACAAAAAGGAGAGCGGAAACAATGACAAACACAACGACGAAAGCAACGAAGGCAGTTCCCCCGACAACGGTGCTTGAAAACTGCATGGAAGCCATTCAGCACGACATCCTCCAACATGCGATGGAGAACGCTACCCGATACTTCGAGGAGCTTGAAAAGCCCTACATAGGCAAGGCGCAGACCTGCACAGAAGCCTTGGTACAGGCAGGCATGGACGAAGATGCCCTCTGCCCTCTGGGATTGGCGCTTTCCCGCTACGTTTCCATTATCGCATGGCATATCTATCGGCAGGGCTTGAAAGACGCGATGCAGAAGCCCGCTCTCGCTGAATCCATTCTGGAATACACCTCGGACGATGAACCGCCCGCCCCGCTGGACATCTCTTCACCGCTGTACGCCTATGACGTCTTCGGCACAGAAGGCAGAAAAGGCGACCGCGATAACGTCTACTATCGCCTGAAGCGCCCCGAAGAGTTCACACGCACAAACAAATAAGCCCGCTCTCGTCCCCTGTATTTACCGCTTGTTGGTGCTTACAGGGGACTTTTTCAAACACCGAAAGGGGAATCACACACCATGAAAACATACGAGAAGAACGCTTTGCCGCTGGCTGGTCTGCCCGTCAACGAACGGGAAACCGTTATCACGATTGACCGCGAAACGCGCCGTGCCACCATCTACACGAGCGACACGCGCTACATCAACAAGTTAGATAAGCGATATGAGCGCACGAGAGAGCATATCAACAATGGCAAGATTGCAGCGGTTGAATACGAGGTCGATGAAAAACTGATTTCGTTTCGCAGCAAGGTCACTAAGCCGAATTTTACAGAAGAGCAACGAGCGACTTTAGCGGCGAATATGAAGAAGCGGAATGAAGAACGACGCCAAAATCAAATTTAAGGGCTTGTTTTACAGAGCAGAGCCTGTAAATGGCACCCTAAAATCCTTCCCGCGATACTTTATATGCGTCGGGAATTTTAGACGGCAAAAATGCCTGTTTAATCAAGAGCGTCGGCTTCACTCATTTTTGAGTAGATACCCATGCAGTATATTATCACACTTCGCCTGTTTTTTGAATGAGTGGCTGTTGCCACCGAAGTCCGTCCCCTGTATTGTCGCCTATCACGGTGCTTGCAGGGGACTTTTTCTTTTTTAGTGACTGGATTTTCGGCTACTAAACGTCTTTGCTTAAGACACAAAAGAAAAAGGGAGTAACAGAACGTGACCCCTTAAAGAAACCGTATATCACTAAGCCGCCCGAGCTGCCGCCTGCTGGCGATGGTATCGGGCTTTTGTTGTGTCTATGGGGCGGGAGAGAATCCCGCTCTTTTTATTTGTCTATGTGAAAGGTGGTTTTAGCCATAGCTTACAACGGATGGGATATTGTGCAGGAAGCAAGGAAAGAGGTGGAAGAGCTTCTCAATGCTTCGGAATGGAAGAAGCGCCTATGCTTTTCGATAAGGGATATTCATGAAATCACAGGCAGACCAATCAACACCTTGAACGACTTTATCCGTGCAGGGAAAATCAAAGCCATGCGAAGCGGAAGAGCGTGGTTGGTATCGCGTTCAGCGTTTATCCAATGGTGGATTGATATGACCTTGGAGGGACATAAAGGCGGGATTTTATAGCTCTTTTTTGACGCTTTCTCAAATTTGATTGGCTATAAAACCAGTGTTTATAAGGCTTTGCGGATGTGCGAAATCACTACCTTTGCAAATGGCTTGACGAGAGAGTGAAAGGCAACAAGCCTGAGCGTTAAGCCCTGCTCGCAGTATGGGAATAGAAAAGCCTCCCAAGCTGGTTCCTTGGGAGGCTTTTCGTGTATAGACCGCGGAAACTTTGTAATTTCGTTCCTGCCACCCATAGTATAGCATATTCGGTTGTGCGTGTGCAAGTCGTTCCTGCCGCCTAGGTGTGGCTCTTTTTATGCCCTTTGCCGCGTGTTGGCGAGGGCTGTGGCGTGATGTGCTGGAATATGCTATACTTGATGCGTTGCCGCCCCTAGACATGGCAATGGAAAGGGGGTGTACTGGTGACGCTCTTCACATTCCTTCTCTCCATCATGGCTGGCGTGATTGCCAATCGCATCAGCAAATGGCTCGATGAGAGGGAGCACGACGGCGACGAGCCTAGGGATTAAGCCCACCTGCCAGCGGGAGATGACGCAGCCCCCAAGGCGCAACCTGGGGGGCTTTTCGTGTACTGGTTTTGACGCTTCTCACATTTGCCACCCATAGTATAGCATATTCGATTGCCTGTGTGCAAGTTCTTCTTCGCCGCCTACGTGCGGCTATTTTTCATGCCCTTTTTGCGATGCTTCCATCTTTGGATGCCGACCGCGCCTTTTCTTCGGCGTCGATTTCTTCGTCTAGTAGATATGCACTAGCATGAGCGCAAGAAGCAATAGGGCGAACAAGCCGCCGCAGCCGATGCGGCGATCGGCAGGGGAACTCGGCGCGATGTTGTCTGCCGTAGGCTGGGGTGCTTGCTGGATCAAGGGCTGTTGACACTTCGGGCAAGCATCCCATTGTTTTCGCATACGGTGCCCGCAGTAGGGGCATTCGGTGGTATTTTGTCCGACAGGCTTATCGAGCCGCTTGATGTAGGAAAGACCTGTGCCGGGAATCCCTGCTGATACGGTCGTGCCGTTCTTGCCCATCGTGAAATGTGCGCCGCGTGTGCCGACGGAAACGCTCGAAAAGCCGTCTTTGCCGATGTTGACTTTGATGCCCGGCAGAATCTTAATGGACTTGCGAAATCTCCATCCCATGAGGAGATGCCTCCTTTATAGGCTTGTTGCCACTGGCTGTTTGGTGAGATATACACGGTTTTTTATATTGGCGCGTTTGAAAAAGCCAAAATTACTCCAAACATAGAATATCCATGTAGGGTCTCCGACATCTGGATAAAAAGCTAGAAGCTCCTTTTTTAACTCAACTTGTTTGTAGGTTTTTGAGTTTTCTAATTGTTTATAAAAAGTCTTTAGTTTATGAAGACTAGCGATGGCAGGTGGAATCAGTGAGGGGGGATAGTCGTCCAGTGTAAATTTTTCCATGCAACGAGAAGCTGCTTTCAGCGAGGATTCATCAAAAACTATTGGTGCTAAATCCAAAATGGTATCTAAAGCATCATAGGCATAACTTTGAAAAGGTGTACCTGTAGTTTTAACCAATGACCGTGCTGCTAAAATGCGTTCGGTAAGCGGTAGTGCTTCAATCGCCATTTGGTAAACCTGTCTGCTTCCGGAACTGCCATTGTATATTTTTTGCGATAAATTCCCATATTCATCTTCCAAGGCTTCATGAATCATCCAGTGACTGCAGTCAGGGCATCGCATCGTATCTGCGATAGTTTCATTTGGCGCGGGTATGTAGCGAAGACGATGTGAAAGACAATCTATGGTGTCGCAGTTGAAAATACCTATGGGATTCTTTCTGTTTGGTGAATCGTCGTCGTTGAGGAAAGTTCCCTGCTGTGTTTTCGTTGGTGGTTGTCCGTTGTCTGAAGGATTTGTCGTTTGGAAATGCTTCAAAATGAATTTAAGTAGGCCCATAGAAATAACCTCCCTAATAAAATTCTACAACGTCACATTATACATAACGACCTTGCCGACGAGCTGCAAGTCCTCGCAGTTGTCATAACTGAAAACGATGTCGCGATAGGACATATCGCTGCTGTCGGGACGAAAGATGAACTCTTGGTTCTCTTTGTCGTTGAAAAATCGCTTGACGGTATAGTCGCCGCTGTTGCTGACAACTACGATGTCACCATTTCTGATTTGCGGCAGTTCGACCTTCGTGAGTACGGCAATAATCGCGCCGTTGCGGATGACGTTGTTCATGCTCTCGCCGCTGACGGGCATGAGGATGATGTTTTTATTGCGTGCGTATCGTCCGAGCATACAGTCGGGGACAGTCACAAGCGGCAGATCGGTCAGACCTTCGATGGTAGTAAGGCTTCCGGCGGCGACCGAAGCGGGCACATAGCGATAGGGAGCGGATGGAAGTTCAGCGGTAGGCGTCGCCCAACCCATAATATAAGCTGGAGTTACACTGTAAATGGTTGCAAGTAACTCTATCTTATCTGCAGGGATATTAGTCACGATACCATTTTCATATTTATACAGCGTTTGCTTTGATATATGTACGTGTTGCCCAACCTCCTCTTGGGTTAATCCCGCTTTTAAGCGAAGAGCCTTTAGTCGTTCGCCAATAGAACCGACGGGCATAAGATTAAACCTCCCTTCACAAATATCTTATACACTATATTAACATAAATAACCTAAAAAGCAACAAAAAAGTTATTTGCATAGTAAAAAATATCTTGACAAGTTACTGTGATAGCTATATACTTCAAGTAGCTTGAAAAGTTACTTACGGCAGAGGGGAGTGATTCAATGATATTAACAGATGATTTGATTGGCTTAATGGCCAAACATCGCATATCCCATAAAGATATGGCGAAAAAGCTCAATATCACACCCAAAACGTTTTCCCTGAAATTAAAAAGAGGTCGATTTGGCTCTGACGAAATTGAGATTATGATTGACACGTTGAAAATCAAAGACCCTATGGCAATTTTTTTTGCCAAGGGAGTATCTTAAAAAGTTACTCGGCTTAAGAACAACACCGCCGCCCC